GTAGACCCCGGAGGCGCGTACGCCATCGGTATCTCCTATCGATTTCCAAAAAGTGATGTTGTCGCTATCGCTTCTCGGTCAATCGAGGGACACCCTATGACCACCCGAGACGAAAACAGGCTTGAAACCCGGTTTCGTCATGCGCCGAAGGCTTGGAAGCCGGAGCGCATGGGTTCGCTTAAGCTAATTGGACACTACTGATAATGCTTTGTCAATACCTTTATTGGCGAGTTCTCGCATAAAGTTCCGCGAGCTTGTCCAGTGGCATTGTGTGAAGGTCAACCTCGCTGACCGCCGAGGCTCCCTGTGAGGATGCGCCCTGCGGTAAAGCCGGTGGCGGCTGGGGGCGGTTCCACTGCTGGCCTCTTGGCTGTGGCGTCACCTGCTCGTACAGGTTCTGCGCCTTTGCCCAATTGTGAGCCATCGCCAGAGTCTGCGGCGTCTCCGGCATGCCGTTGTCTGCCAGGATCATGGTCAACACGCGGCTATTGTGCTCAGAAGGCCCGAAGTCGGGGTTCTCGGCCATGAACTGGTTGGCAACAATGCGGCCCTGCACTTCGGCTTGATTGGCATTAAGCCGCTCGTACGCCTGCCGCATCTCGGCAGCATCCCTGAAGCCCATGTTCCGCGCCGTGATGTCCGCAATCATCTGCTCCGCGGGATCGATTGCCGGAGCCTGCGGGATAGCTGGTTGCTGTACCGGCTGCTGCTGCTCGAAGGCCGCGAGCTTCGTCTTGAGCTGGCGCCCGTAATTATGGGTATGGGCTGCGGAGCCTGCGAGCTTCTCGACTAACTCCTCCGGTGTTCCGGTGAAGACTTCCCCGGTGTTGAGGCGAACTGTCTGCTTTCCATCTCCCGCATCTACGCGCTCAAAGAGTGCCGGGGCTGGGGGTGCGACTGGCTGCTGTGGTTCGGCTGGGGGTGCTACGCTATCGGCTGGATTGGGCAAGGACGTTGCCATTTAGCTCTCCTGTGGGTTTGGCACTGCGAACTTCTGAGACATCTGCGTAACTCTTGATTCGATAGATACCCGAATCTTCTTCCACGTCTGATACTCGACAAAGGTGTCGCGCTTCTTGGTGAACGGAGCACCGGGCTCAAGCTCGATAAGGGAAGCCTCGGCCTCTTCTACCATCTGGTCGAGTGCTAGCTTGATATCAGTCCATGCCTCACTAGCGGCGAAGGATGCATAGGCCGACGCCAGAGACGCTTCCTGCATGGTCTGCTGTTCGTCCGTCTGCTGCTTTTCGTAGGCCGCTGCGCTTACGCCGATATCAAGCATGCCTGCTCCTTACGATAGCGGTCCACCATCTCCTGCTGTCCGGCGCGGTATTGCTCATCGCGCTTCAGGTCAGCAGTCAACTTCTCCCTCGTCTCATCGCTATAGCCGCACAAATGCCGGTGGATCGGGAACCCGTCAGTGTAGGGAGCGGAGGTCGATCTACCCATTGGTCGGAGCCTTTGGTGCCGGGAGGCTTGCGGGGCTGAGGTCGAGGCCGATCGAGTGTTTTATCTCCGGATTTTCGAGGGCTTTCATAATCGCGATAATCAGCTTTACCTCTTCAGCCTTATCGTGCATCTGGTCCTGAGCCTGTAACCTCTGACCCTGAACCGCTAGCTTCTCCTGCATGGGAGCCATTGCCCGCTGCTGCTTCGCCTGTGCCTCCGGTGGGGTCATTGGCCGGAACAGGGCGGTATAGGGCACGTTGTAGGTGTCACAGAACAATTGCGTCAGGCTCTTGGCGTCGGGCACGATGTTCTGCTGTGTCGCCAACTGATCGATAAGCATGGGGTTCATGACATATTGCGCCAGCGTCATAAACCCGCCGTTCTGGAGGCCGGTACGCGACTTCATGCGGCTTCCGGCGTTCAGATTGAAATCCACATCGGCGTTCAGGATGTTGATCGGGTCAAACTGCAACTCCTGACCCTGCGGCCCGATAATGGACAGCATTACGCTCGGGTCGAGGAACTTCTTGTTCAGGCCGAGCATGATCTGAAGCAGCGGCTGGAGTAAGTCGTCTTCTACTAGCGTGACCTGGTAGTGGACCCGAGTAGACGTCGCCGCCGATTGCGTATTGATTCCAGTTGCCGTTCGGTTAGCACTATTACCCCCGGATGTCGGGGTGCCAAGTGAGGCAAGGTCGGTGACGCCGGTGTCTTTCTGCGACCGAGCGTCGATCTGATCCATCTCGATAAACGCCTGCTGAGTGACATTGCCCATCTCCATCCGCACAACGTCTGTCTGCGGATTGTCCGCATCCCACACGATTCCGGGCCGCATTCTTAGTTGGCCACGCCCAAATACCATGCCGCGCTTACGAACGATCGGAGCGTGAAGAATCAGGTTCAACTCATCAACACGTGAGTTCAGGATGGCGGTGGCCGCCGACTGATTGCTTTCCAGAAGGTCACAGATGCCCTGACCGTAGAACCTGCCCGGGACGTCGGCATAGCACAGATCCATGTACGGGATAGCGCCGTACTCGTTGGACGTGTTGTAGATGACCTTATCTCTGCCGATGACCCACGCGGTTCTGGTTGGGCTCGTGTAGCAGAGCAGTTCCATGCGGGCGTTCTGCGGGTCTACCGACTGATCCAACGTAGGCACCCAATTGCCGCCGCGATAGCTTTCGGTCGTCTGCTTCGACACATCGCCCATTGATACAAACTTCTTATTGGCCAGTGTCAGCAGCTCCGCGTCGTCAGGGATGGTCATCCCCTGCACGTTGCGCAGTTCCTGCATGTCCTGAACGCTGACTAGACGCCGCTTGATAGCAAACTGTGCGTCTTGCGGGTTTGGACTAGAGCAGTTGGGGTCGATGTAGAAGTCGCGAAGGTCTACGTAGCGCAATACCGGCTGCGAGAAGCGGATCGGGACTTCCCGTTGCTCGAGGAATTCCACCGTGCGGCCTGTAGGCACCCGCGCAGGCAGCCCAAAGGCTTGCGAGTCCATCATCTCTGGGCCTTGCTTGCGCATCCAGAGCAGTTTCTTCGTCAGTCCCTCTTCCCAGCCCCACTCGGCAATCCCATTGCCATAGATGAGGTCGGACTTGTACATCCGGCGAAAGATGCCGCGAAGGCTGTTGAACTTGGTCTTAATGCCGTCCAGGTTCTTTAACTGGTACTGCAGCAGTTGCTTGACCAGAAGCGCCTGCTCTAGAGTCGTGCCCGGCTTGGCTGGCAATGCCTCTATGTCCAGATCGCCCTGAAATATCGCAGACATCACCTGCGGAAGCAGCGATTCGATCTGCTGGAAGGCTAAATGCACCTGCAGGCTGGCACGGGGAACACGTGTACCCTCCCAGAACTTGGGCGTGACCCACGAAAGATAGGTCTGGTCAGCATTGCGCCAGCGCCAGTCGTGGTTATTCATGCGGTAGGTCTCCGCATTGGCGAAATCGCGCAGAACGACCTTACGCGCCTCTTCCGCAGACCACGTGCCCGCTGTTGGGAGTGGCGTATCATTACGGACGGGCGGAGTTTGGGCGTCAGACGGCTTCGAGCCATCTGCGGTAATCACCGGGCCTTGGCCCACGTTTACAGTGTTTTCAGCCACCTATTTTGGCCTCGAATTGAACGCAGCCGAAGTTCGGTGACACCGCTAGCTCTGCCGGGCGTGCTTCATCGTCCAATGCTTCGCAAAGAGATTGTCCGTCGCTGTTTTCAGCCAAATCGCATCGCCCCCAGCCCGAAAGAGCCGCCCTATAGTCGAAGTGTGCGCAGTCCTTGCAGTTACCCATGTCAGAATCCCGTCAGGGCGCTAATTGTGCCCTGCTCATCGCGGTCGAATGCGCCAAAAGCCATCTCTGTCATCATTTTTCGGTGATCCCTCTTGACTTCTGGGCTGTCATCCTCTCCAAAGTCTCTTCCCATCACATCCGAAACCGCGCCATCGCGCTCAAGCATGATGTCAACGCAGCAATCCAGGATGTCGTCGTGCTTGTACTTCGGAAATCCCTTGATTTCGGCCATTAAATGGCTTTTCGAGCCCAAATCATCGGCAAAGCGGAGGCCGCCACTCGAAAACCACGGCTGCAGGCCCTTGATCTTCTGCTTCTTCGACTGCTGGTTGTCTCTTGGCTGAGGGTCGATCGGCAGCCAGCGGTTACGCTTGCTCATTTCCTTCTGCAGAAACGGCAGCAGCGTCCTTGCGTGTGCTTCCTTCTCGATCTTCAGCTTGATAATGCGCGGGTACCGCTCAAATACCTGAAATATCCAGTCAATTACCGTGAAAACGTCCGGCCTACCATGCCATAGGTCCACGATATCGAGTCGTCCGTCCGCAAGGAATCCCCCGACTGCGAGAGCGGAATAGTCGTTGTCGAGACCCAGCGCGCCGGTATCCATTCCAGCAAGGTCCAACGCTGCGTATAGTGCATATCTCGGGTGGAGGTCGTTGACGACTCGACGAGGAACAAATTTGATTTGGCTGTCATCGGTAATAAGTCCTTCGCCGAAAACAATCGGCTTCATCAGATACTGCGGGAACAGCACGCTCGGCCCCGCCGTCTCGGACATTTCAATGTCCTTGAGCGCCTGATAGCCCATTCTTTCCGGCCACAGGAACGGACCTTCCGGCCAATTCGGTGCCGCAGAGCGCTCGATAATCTCAAACTCGGGCTTCATGCCCTGCTCGCGGCGTTTTTCCTCGGTCGCAATCAGCGACCCGTACAAATCCGAGTAGTCGTACCGCGTCCCGGCCACATCCTGCCATCCGTGCGGTATTTCCCCGTCATTTGTCTCCAAAAGCGGGGTCATCATGCCGAAGTGGTACTTGACATCCTCGATTTGCTGAGGGGTCCGGCAGTTTTCCTTGTCTACGAGGTCGTCGTGCTTCTGGACGTCGTAGTGACCACCCGAAAGCACCTTGCCAACCGTCGCAATCCTGACGCTCGGCTCTTTTCGTGTCACCGCACGGCATGGCAGCGTGAAATTCTCGCTATTGCCGAAGGTGTCCACCTTGCCTTCCGGTGGGCACCACTCGGGAAAAGCGAACCGCAACGTCTCATTCTTGACGAAGTGGCCTTTTACCGCGCTTAAAAAGCTCTTGGCCTGGTCTTCGATGCCCGAGGACAGCAAAATGCGAATATCCGGGTAGTTCAACAGCCACTGAATCGTATGCGCTTCCGTGATCACCGTCGTCTTGAGGTGACCGCGTGGGTAGAGAAAGAGCTTCTTCCTCCCACCCTTCAAGTCCCACATGCTGACTTTGGGATTGCCGAGGAGCTTTCGCGTCCCAAACGCCGTGTTCAGATCCTGAACCGTCTCGTGCGGCTCGTCCCAGCCTTCAAACTTCTGCAATGCATCGAGAATCGGGCCGTGTACCTTCTGCGATACGTCTTTGTGCCCCAAGATTACGTTGCACAGGAACAGCAGGTCAGTTCGGGCTTTCTGCCGGGTGCGCTTCCAGCCCTTGAAAAATGCTGGGACTTGTTCTTTTTCCAGTCCCATCTTCCGATGAGCGGGCTTCTCGAACGCCATCTATGCTCGCTGCGACTTTGGCAGCAGATCCTTATATGCGAGTTTCTTGCCGTTCTTGATTATGGAAGAGAAGCCTGGGACGATAGGTAGCATCCGGTGACCGGGACACCAGAGGGCGAACCGGCCACCGGTACCCTTCAGGATAAGTATGGGCTTATGGCATGTGCCGCAGGGAATGTTGGACTCAATCATCCCCCTCTTCTTGGCCGCCGATCGAGCGTCGATTCCCATTATTTGCCGAAACGGAAGTAGATCGTGCCCGACACCTGTACCGCTGCGCTCAGGTTGATATAGAACCCGCCAGTCGCGCCGCTTCCCTGCCCCGCGACGTAGCGCTCAAACGTCGGCGCAAAGTCGATCGAGCCACCATTCACAAGCGGAATCGGCCCGGTAAGCGATGTCCCCGTACCATTCTTGAGCGTGATATTCACGGCGCCACCCGCAACGATAGTCAGGCCATAGATCAGAATTGGGGATGAGGCATTCGAGACAATGAGGTTATCCCCCGACGCCGAGATGTTTACCGCAGCTTGCCGGCAGTTCTGAATAGTATTTAGTTCGGGCATCTCAATCCTGTCTGTGTTACAAATATCGGCACAATGGCCGAGTCCCACCGGGTGGGTGATGTACTTATGCTTGCTGGTATTGCTTTGGTAGTAGCCGTGCTTCTATGTATCGCTTATCCCGAGTTGGTCGGGCCGCTCTACCGGGTGCTTATCAGGGTACTGTGACCTTCACGCCGCCAAAGGTATACGCCCCAGCGATAGTGTTGATTAAGCCGACAAATCGCCCGCCAATGTCAGCATGGCCGTTAGGAATCGTGTAGGTCATCGGGGCTTGGCCGAATGCTGTGACGGTGATCGACGTGCCGTTCACGACAGCCACAACTGAGCCGGTGGCGCCATTCGCGACGGGCTGAGTCTGGAGCTGCGTTGTCGTGTTGGCTACGGTTTCTTTCAGCGCAATGCCGCTCGCTCCGAGTGTCCATAACTCCATGCGATCCGTCGCGGAAGCGTTCGACATCGAGAACGTGATGACAACCCCGTTCGTGTTCGTCATCCCGGAGAACGTGACCGTGTAGGCTGTCGCCCCGGTGTCGATAATGTTGCCGCTGCCGGTGGCGAGTGAGGCCTTAGCGCCGCCCCCAACCTGGTAGGTCAGGGACGCAACTGTCGGCCACGTAACCCACAGATTGCCGTGAACGTTGGTGGCTGGAGATGTGCCCGTCACGTTGCCGGAAGTCGCTTCCGCGAACAGCGTGTTGATGATCGTGGCCGCACCACCGGAAGCCTTACTGCTCCCGAACACGCCGACCAGATCCGCGCTCTTCTGGTGACTCGGAGGCGCCCCGAATATCCCGCTTCTCTGTTGCATCAGAACCCGGACGGGTGCAGGACTTGACCCGCTGCCGATGCCGTTACGTAAATCTCCGCGCCATCTACCGAATCGCCGGTAAGCGTAATCCAGTCGCCGGCATTCAACACGCGGGCATACAGGCTCGTCGTCACCGTCGAGTCGCCGACGAAAATCTGACCGGTATTCGCAGGGTCAGCCTGCATCGACAACGACCGGAACGCACGGTTCTGCTGCACCCGCTGATCCACCTGAACCCCTGCTCCCGTCCCAACCGTCAACGTCGCCAGTAGCTTTATCGCCTGTGCCATTCCCTACCACCCCGTTCCATTCTGTGTCGGTCCAGCCGCTAAAGCCTGCTGCATCGCCTTCCGCTTCTTCTTCGGCCCCGGACCCTGCTCCGCCCTGCTCAACTGCGCCTGTGCCACCCCGGACGGCTTCACACTCGTCAATCCGCCACTCCGCAACGGCTGGCTTGCACTCTCTCTAGCTCGGCCTAATGGGTTCTGCATGCGGTCTCCTGAATTGAATTGCAGCGGCGCGTCCAATACGCAGAGGGATTTGAACCCACCACTCCTCTAAGAGGCTCTGTTTTAGACCAGTACTCCCGCTCGACCTACCGGGTTGTGCGCACGTTTCTACGTCACCGCTGCAAACTTGGTTTTTACGGCTTGAAAATTTCGCTTGGAGCTAGGCTCCGGTCACCCACCCCGGCGGGGGTGATATGCCGGCACCCCTTGCCTGAGACTCCTCCCATCCGATTCGCTTGACCAAACCGCCCAAAGAAGCCCGCGCCTGTCCCGAAACACGAGAAGACATGGCCGAATAGGTGTCTGGAATCAATGCCTTGGGTCGGGGCAGTGGTAACCATTGGACGATGGATCGTCCAAGGAATGCCCTAAGTTACTGATATTGCTGGTCGGCATGGGGGTCTCGTATCCCCTTGCCACGTATTATCAATCACTTACGGGATCAGCATCGATTACAGGCGGCTGCCGCAGCTCCGAGAACAAGCCTTCTAAGCTCGCAGGCAAGTTGATCTGGACCGCTACCACATTACTGTCTGACTTGAAGATGCCGACTGCCGTGTCCTTGCCCAGCAATTCCAGGCTCTTTGTGGCCGAATCCTTGCCAAGTAACACATTCTCAACGAGTTTGCCGCGAACGATGTCGGCTCTGTCTTCTGGCCTGAATTGCCTTCCTAGACTTCTGAAGCGCTCTCCGTCGCTCGCAAGCTGATTCAGTACCCCTTTTGGCAGTCCTGATCGACCCAGTTTTGCCTGGTTATCGCTGTATCCGCCCTCAAGCATCGCGTGTCTTATCGGCTTCCCGGCCTTGAGCGCGTTTGCAACTCGTTGATGCCGTTCAGCTTGTAGCGTCTTGCGATCTTTTGTCTCTGAGACTTGTTCACTCATGCGGTCTATGCGGTCACGCTTAGTGAAAGCTTGGCCTTCGCTGCGCTACAGCCAATCGGTAGGGGAATGTCTTTATTATGCACGATGTTCGCCTGACTTTCGCCACTTTTCTTTGGGTATTTGCGTATGTTGTTGGATCTAATGCGGCGATAGTTTGAGATTATGCTTGACAGATATAGGACTGAATTGGTCCGCTTAAGGCTTTCTTGAGCTTTGGTATGTATGATTGACTAATGATGCAAGGGGTTCTGGTAGTTGTTTCAGTAGTGGCTACGGTTGTTTCCTATCTATCTGGTTTTACTCACGGTTGGTCCGAGTGCGGGAAGAAATGCAGGAACCGGGACTGATTTGTCAGCCTGCCCATTGCGCTCCTCTTGCAAATGGTGCAGCTTATGCTTGCTCGCATCCTTGACTACACTGCTGCACATCGGGCAAATACTGAGCTTTACATCCTTCCATGTACACAGCTCGTACACCGAGAACATATCCCAGTCATCGGGATCGCCTAGCTTGTCACTTAACCTCAAAACTCACACTCCGAGCAGGCTTTTGACGCGGTTTTTGATGACGGAAACCGGAATTAATCTGGGTTTCTTAACGACAGTAAACTCGATCGCTGTCAGGCTGGTTGTGGTCGAGGTTACGTGATACGAAAGCTGGACGCCCTGAACCTCTGGCAATGTCCCGCTCGTGGCATTTGGGTCAATGCCGGCCTCTTTAGCCTTAGCCGCTAACTGCTCGTGCGGTATTGCCAGCGTGAAGCTATCTGCCATATAGGTTAGCCAGGATGATCACTACGAGAAGGACAGCCGCGAGGGACCAGAACGCAATCTTGTCGTTCTTTTCCCACGGACACTTGCCGGATGGACCCCAGTTAGGTGTCATTAGTTACTCCTGCTGGAATGCCTCAGCCATTTTCAGGCGCTGTTTCAGATCGGCTATTTCTCGCTCTTGGTCTTCGAGGTGTTGTTTAGCTGCGGAAAGAATCGCAATAGTAAGCTCATCGTCGTCTACCCCGCTTTCCACTAACTCTGTCCAGGTCTCGGGCTTTCTGAGTATTTGGCGGCAGCGCATTAGTCCGATTCCAATAGTTGCTGAAGTCGCTGGCTAAACCTATCTGCAGTCACCGGGTGAGCCGAGTTGCGCTCGATCCTCTTATGCCATTCGTCATGCCCGCGCATGTCTTCCTCTACTCGCCCGATGCGGGCAAAGCATGTCAGGCAAGTGGTAAACCTGATCGTGTCTCCATCTGCGGAATACGGGGTGAAGCGGTCCCTAAAGCTCATATCAGACCCTCCATAGCGGTCTCGATGGCCCGGTCCTTCTGTTCTTTAGAAATGGGGACTATTGGGATTAATGGGGCAAATTGTCCCATTTGTCCCATTTGTCCCATTACCGTAGGCACATACGGTAGCCCGTGTTTCGGCTTGGCCGACGTGTCCAGCGATTCACGGAGCCTGCATACAGTGCAAAGCTTCGGCTCTACGTCGTCGTCAGCGTCCTTGGTGCAGTTACAGATACAGGCACACTTCATTTTGCCCACGCCATAAACCCATCAGTCCTGCTGCGGTCGTTCTTGGCATTCTCGGCAGCCATCGCCGCTACAGCTTCCGGCTTGTGGTCGCCGCAATAGTAAGTCTTGCCCCTGGGTGTCGGCACTTCATACCATGCCGTCTTACCGCACAGCTTGCAGGTCACTGGCGTAATAGCTTCCCGCGTGTGTCTTCGGTTTGGGCTGGTGGTATGTCCTCCTCTTCGCCTCGCAGGACATAAGCCGAATCCGCCCGAGTCGTAGTGAAGGCTGGCGGGTTGGCCGAATACTCACCGAGATATAGAGCCGCGTCCTTAATGCCCTTCTCTGTTGACTTGATTAATCCAGACTTAGCCGATGGGTGCAGCCAGAGGATTAAGGCCAGCGCGATCATTTAACGGCGCTCCCTAATTGCCGTAGTCAGATTCGCAATCTCCATCGCAACGGCGAATATCGGAATGGCCACGATTATGGCGCCAATGAGGATCATTTGGTGAACCGGCCCTTCGCGTCACGCTTGGGAGTGAATCGGTCTATGGCCCACTCCGAGCCTATGAAGAAGCCGAGGGCCAGCCCCATAAGGAGTGCCAGCCCAATGCTTATCTCCGTGCTGTACATGACCAGGTAGACGTTCATTCTTCCTCTGGTGGCTCAAAGGTGCTGATGTAGGCGCATGCTATAGCCAGCAACATTGCGAATGCGCAGACTAAGCCAAGCGCCTTAAGCCAGTTCATTTTGCTGCGGGAGTCTCTAGTGCCTTCGCCACCGCAGCCAACTCCGGGAACTTAGCCAGAAGCGCCTCAACCTTCTGGATGGCCACGATGTCAAGGCCAGCATCCTGAAGCTTTGCCGATGCAGCAGAACCGAGTGATGAGAACACCGCCGAGACTGCGCCCAACACGGCATAAGCCGTTTCTTCCAGGGGAACGAATGCCGCTCCACCCGGGATAGCGCCTGTCACATCTTCAACAGTCTTCTTGGTCGCCTCGATCTTTGGCAGCTCATTCTTGATGGCTGTGAATGCCTTTGCGAAGAAGTGACCGATAGAGTTAAACGAGATTGCCATTTTAAACTCCTTTGTAGCTGATTTTGTTGATGTTGCCGGCGACCGCCTGCAGAAAGTTGTGGGCCCACGTGAGGCCGTAACCTGCCCCTTCACGCAGAGGTGGCATGGAAGAACACGCGGCGGAGAATAGCCAATATGCCGGCACGCCTAGCGCCTCGATTACTTCCCTGTTTTCCAGAAAGAACTTGGTCATAGGCCACCGCACCCCAAGCACGAGATATAGGCCCAGATTGATTTAATCCACTTCATGCCGATACCCCATTAGCGCTCTCAACTAGAGCAATATCGTCCAATGCCCGTTGGCCCACTTGGTGAAACCAGGCCGATTGCTTCATCTCGCTCGCCGCTGCGGTCCAGTCCTTAGCCTCGAGCGATGCGATAGTCCTGCGAAATTGGCTGAAGCCCGAGAAGCCCATGTTGTAAATCATGTCCACAATGGCTAGCTGCACGTTATCCGGCATATCATCGAAGCCGTTGACTCTAACCCTTGCGCAGCCCATTGCGTGCGTAGCCGCACTCTTCAACAGATAGCCTGCCTGCATTGGCGTGATGGCATCGCCCGCCCGGGCCGACTCGTAATCCACTCCGGCTAGCCTGCATTGCTCTGCTGCGCCCAAGCCGTCAAGGTTCGTGCCGTAACCAATGGTTAGGTTGCCCTTGGTGTCCTTGTACGCCACACCCCTGAATCCCTCGTGCCTAGCTATTAGCTTGCAGACCGATTCGAGGGACACCATTGCCGCTCCTTAGTTGGATCCGGGCGAGTCGTTCAGCCTCTTTGCGTGACACGTTGCCGCAGAACTCGATGATGGCTGCCCGCTCTAGGAACTCTTCGCGAAGCTGCTGGGGAGTTGCCATATATCCTTGATCCTCTCGCTCTCCCCGTGGCACTTCCCGCAGAGTGGGCGTTCGGCATAGGGACCCCAGTACCGCGAGGCCGTGCAGCAGTTTGATAATCCTTCCGCTGGATACTTCATCTCTCCGTGTTGAGCCATAATCTCCATGCCCAGCCGGCTATCTTCACGGCTAGCACCCGGCGTGGCTCTTTCTTGTACTCAATGAGCTTGGCGATGATTTCGCCGAATGCGTGATCCTTCGCCACGCCCAATAGCAATAGCGTCTGTCCGAATACATCGCCGGAATCAGAGCCCTGAGACGCGGTATAGCCCTTGCGTGCGGCGTGGTTGGTGCAGCTATCTTTGACTTCGGCTAAAAATGTGTCCAAGGAGAAGGTGTCGCTCATATTTGATTCGCCGGCACATCTGCTGCAAATGTTGTCGTACAGTCGGAAGCCGTGGAGCTTGCAGCTAAGTACTCCCGGCCACTCTTGATCGCTCATAGAAGCTTGTAGTAGGCGCCCTTATCCCATAGCCGATCTAGTTCGGCCTTGAACCGTTCGCCATGCCCGATCTTCGGGTACTTAATGTGGATCATCTCGTGCATCATGTACGTCTTAATGATCTTGTTGTAGCCCTTGAGCGCCGGGTCAAACGTGAGCCGCGCAATCTCAATGCCCTCGCTGCAATAATGCGATAAAGCAATCGAATCGCCCGTGGGCTCCCAGACAATCTCTATATCTGGTAGTTCGCCATCAAAGTACAGCCGGTTCAGCCGGTTGTAGATGCGCTTTAATCCGGGATGAGAGCCGGCCATCTGCGCCCCTAGAATCGCTTCTCGTAATAAGAGCGGTTGTATCTGGGAAACCATTCATGCGCTACCCGGGTAACCTGTCCACGGTCGCCCTGCTGAATGAATAGCGTGGAGAATCCCACGTGCGCCTCTAAGCGCTTTTTTCTCATAAACATGGTCTGGTCACAGGTACAGCCAGCCTGCAGGGTGAATACGCCTCGCGGGTAGCCAGCGTTGTACTTGTGGTAATGGCCAGCAACTTCAACCTGTGGCTTCTCGCCGCCCTGATAGCTCTCTACGCGCTTCTGATCCGTGTAGCTGATGGCGTAGCTTGAACCGCCGCCAGGGTGAACCAGTCGCAGGCATGCGCTGCCGTTGGGGCTAGTCAGCTTGATATCGCACTCGCCATAACCCAGATACTTCAGGTCGTGGCGTCCTTGCTGTTCGGCACGTAACTGCATGTACCGGCCAATCTCTATACCTTCGCGCTGCTGGTACCAGCCCTCGTGATCGTCGCCCGCTATAAAGTAGGTGGTAATTCCGGGGCGCTGCGGGTAATTGTCGATCCAGTAGTCTGTCTGCGCATCCATGCCGGGGCGCGTGAGTAGTTCGGTCTTGTTGAACCGGGCCTCACCATCAATAGGATTGCCGGCATTGAGAGCGCTGCTGATACCCATGCGCTCGAAATGGTCATACGCTTCGTTCAGTACATCTAGGCGGGAGTGCCGGTTACACAGATGGTTGTCTGTAGTGACCCCATAACGGTGGGTCCATTCGTCCGAAGAACTTCCCGCCAACTCGTGCTTGCCGGGCTCCAAGTGAATCGAGGAGCCAAGATCATACTTGCCGTCTACCGTGCGCAGGAGCATTGCCCCTAGCGCCTCCATGTCGGCGATGGCTTGCTTGACCTTGCCCGGCCCGCAATCTAATTCGTCTGCTAACTCTTCTACCGACTTAGGCCCACGCTTTAATGCGGAGCGGATCGCCACGCTAAGGCTGTTCTCGGGAGCGCTCTTAGCCGCCTCAGCCGGAGGCCGAATGCCCATGTCCTTGATTCTAGAGATGGCTCCTTGGGATACTCCTAGCTCTCTCTCAATGGCGCGGTGCTTCTTGCCGGCGGCAAGGGCTTCGACAACCTTCTCCTGCAGCGCAAGGGGGAGCCGGGGGGTCGGCATAGATTATCTGACGAAGTAATGGAAGAGTGCGTAGACGACGGCTGAACCAATGGCGCCGACGACTGAGGCCGCGGCGGTATAGCGAATCAGGGTCTTTTCCAGCTTGTCTACTCGGAGGTCAATCGCGCTTATCTGACTCTCTACGTCTTTCTGCAACTTTTCCACGGCCCTCTCCAGCATTGGGAATCTGCCGCGCTCGTTCTCTACTGTTGCGTCACCAAATAGCTTGATTGTGAAGCTGTTGACCTTGCCGCCCAGGTCTTCTAGGCGGTTAAGTATCTGCTGTTGCAGAACGAGCGATGTGGTTAACTCTTGTTCCGGCCTAAGATCCATTACGCGAACCGATACCGGTATTTTCCCCACTCGGCAACGATGGCCTGGTGATACTCGTAGTCGAAGGCGTTGCCCTCGATTACAGCGGGGCCCATCTGGCAGCTTAGGTCGCGATACTTTGGCTCGACGCCAAGAACGACCAGGACAGGCTTTAGCTTGCCCTTCCGGTTGGGCTTCCACGCCGGTTT